GCTTACGATACGGTTAAACAAGCGAAACAATCAATTGCTGAATATTTGGATTTTTATAACATGATACGTCCTCATTCAAGTTTGAATAAGGCAACACCGAATGAATTTTATGATCAACATTTACTAAAAGTAATGGCAGCATAATTTAAATATTTAGAGCGGATTTATCACTTATAAAACTGAATTGAGTGGTCTAATTAAAGGAATCACATTAGAAGATCAAACAATAGAACTATGTGATTTTGATTTGAATACTTTTTTGAAAGTTTAATTGTTTTTACGACAAACATTCTAAGTGCCAAGAACTTTATGAAGTAAATAGAATATAAACATAAGTGAACTGAATGTGAAATGTTATTTTATATAAGTGATTGATTTTACGTTAAGCAAAGAGACCTATGAACTTAATGTATCATGTACTCAATTTAACATAAAATTACGTTATGCGACATTCGGCTCTGAGCCAAAAGAAAAGGGAGTTTTAAAAACTCCCTTTTTTAATGCCTTTAATAATCTGGATCAACATAAATAATTAATCGTCTTTTTTTAGCACTTCGCTTCTATATCTCAGAACTTCATCTGCTGTCAGATCTTTTAGGTGGTATTTGATCAGAGCGTGAAGCACATCTGTTTCTTTCATAATGGTTTTTTTATTAACCACGAACTTCATTAAGGCTTCTTTTACTTCCTCAACTTCATCAGTTCGTAATTTATAGACTTTGCTCATAACTAAGTTACCAAGTAAATATATTTCATATTAACAATATTTAAAGGTTGACAAGTTTACTTTAAAAAAATGATAATTCTTTAAACAAAGTTAAAAAGTAACTTTTGCATGAATAACTATCAATTTAGCAATCCTCAAGACTTCACCCAAGCTGCTTTTAACAGGGTGGCTGAGCTTGTTTCTCAACAAGGCCAATGTGCATTAGATAACTTTGTACCTGCTTTCTCTACAGAGCAGTGTTTAGAACACTTGGCACTTGTTGCTTCTGAAATGGCTTATGACTATTCGTTGATTGATGTTCATGCAGATTTATACAAAAAAACAAACGCTGAATTAAAAGAAGAAATGGGGGATTGCTAATGAAAATTTTAAGCATCGTTCTAGGATCTGTTGATGTTGAGTGCCCAAAGTGCTTCTCAAGATTTCATCACCAGTATTTGCCATTTCATATGTCTAAGTGTGAGGGCTGATTCATGTCAGGTTTCTTAGCTCCTTATTATCTCGGTGTTGCTCTCGGTTTTATTGTTGGTTATGCAGCTTGTTATCAAGGTTGGTTCTTATGAGTAATAAATATCCTCAAGGTAAGTCTTACCCAAAAAGTCAGGGCAACACAGAAACTCGTTCAGAAACAACTCTGAAAAAACCTGTACAAAAAACAACCCAAACCCGTAAAAACACGGTGGAAAGCCCTAAATCTGCACAATTCTTCTCAGCAGAATCTAGTCGCCTGACTGATTTTTCTACCCCCATTTATAATATGGGGGTTACGACATTGGATCCTCGTCTCCAATACGATGAATTCACCTTTCCTCGTCGCCTAGACAATTGCAAAATGGTTCTCACGGAGAAAGGAAATGTTCCAGTTTTACATTCTGTACCATGTGATGAATATGGGATTGCTTCGCACGATTGGATTACTTTTGGATTTTGTCAGTCAACTTTAGGCCAAGAATATTATTCACTTGATCCGATGACTGCTGATTCAGAGCTAACCTATGGAATAGAAACGTTTTTAGATCATCATTTGCATGAAATATTCGGCTTCGGTCTTGGTGAAAAACGACAAAACGGTATGCATAACTACAAGTTTGCATATGAATTACAAGACAAAATGGGCATGGTTTTATACGGTCATAGCTCTCGTCGTATTTCAATACAAATCAATGGTACTGGGTGTGCTTTAGCTCGTAAGGGTTGGCAAGTCCGTTTATATCAATACCTCACGTCTTACCAAAAATTTTATGATCCTCAAACGGGCTTCTTAAAAGAAACTGGCCCACGTGAACCTAAATTAACCCGCGTCGACCTTGCTTATGATGACTTTGAGGGTCAATACATCACTGTAGATCAGGCCGATGAATGGGATGATGTAGGCGGATTTTGGTGTGGTGGCCGTCAACCTAAAATAGAAAAGATTGGCCCTTGGAAGCGTCCAAACGGTAAAGGCCGTACCTTTGCTGTCGGTGATCGTACCAGTGGAAAATATGCACGTTTTTATGAACGTGGAAAAAAAGAGGGTAGTCCTTTAAGCCCTTGGGTACGTGCTGAAGTCGAATTTAAGTCCAAAGACCGCTACATCCCGCTTGATATTTTGCTCTCACCGTCTCAGTACTTTCTAGGCGCTTACCCTTGCTTTGAGTGGCTTGCTAAGCAATTAGAAAAAGATTTTTGCACCCCTGAAAAAACAAAAGTTGTTAAAAAACAATCTGAAATCAGTTGGGATAAAGCAATCGACGTTCTTAAAGTGCAATTCGGAAAATACATCCGTCAATTTGCCAAAGTGGTCGAACCTCAAGAATTAATTAACATGATTTCATCCGATAAAGATGAAGTCCCGAAACGTCTCAAGTTTTCACATGCTGCTGTCATGCAGTCAATTCGCTTAAATCAACACTTTGAAACTAAACCAACATCACTGGAAGAGATGCCGCTTTTTGTCGGTAAACCACTGGTGAACATGTCTGCTTATAAGGAATTTGTCCATGCAATTTGAATCAACAATCGTAGTACTGGGTGCTAAAGCGTCTAAAGGTGATTTTAACGGTCGTGCATACGATTCGACCAAGGTTTTCGCTCAGTCAGAATTACAGGAAGGTGAAAACTTTGCTGGGTTTGTTTCTACGGAATATTCGTGGGGTACATCGTTCAATTTTGAACGTATCAAAGGCATTGAATACCCATTCAAAGCCAAAGCAGTGATGCAGATCGTCTCGAACGGTAAAGATTCAAAAACCATCATGCTTGACCTAGTCCCTGAAAAAACAGTGTCTAAACAATCTTAAGGAATTCAAGCAATGCAAGTCTGTAAAGTCCTCTCCACAGCAAATGAACAAGGTTTACAGACTTGCCTTGAATGGGTCGAGTATTCACACCCTTTAGCTATTACAAAAGCTGAAATGGTGCAAATAGGAGGCTCTTTACTAGCAGTCGCTGCGGTTTTCATTGCATACGCAATTATTGCCAAAGCGGTGAACTCACTCTAACCATTGGGGATATTACCATGGAAAAACAAAACGTTATTCAGCTTGTTCGCAAGCCAACTTTGACAACTCGTTTTAAACAAGCTGCTGTTATTGCAACAGGTACAGCTTTGGCTATTCATGCCAATGCTGCAAGTTCTATTGATGCCACAGGCTTGACTGGTGAAATCGATGGGGGCAAAGCAACCATCATTGCTTTATTTGGTACAGCCTTAGTTATTTTGGGCATCTTTGCGGGTTGGCGTTACCTCAAACGTGGTGCGAATTCAGCGTAATTCACACTTACAAATAAGCCCCCTAAGTGGGGCTTACTTCATAGGGGTATACATAATGGAAGAAGCAAGCATTTTAAATTGGATTCCAATTTTAATTCTCTTGGGGGCAGCATGGTTAGTTATTCGAAGTTTTTAAAAGTCCTGCTATCGTTTTCTATTTCACTGTCTCCAGTGATGTTTATTAATTCTGCAAATGCTTCAACTCTCGCGGGCGGTTCAGGTTGGCGTGTCGCTTCAACTGTTGCAAACGGTGTTGGTGTTACTGTTAATGGTGTTAAAGATGTCATGGTTAATGGCGCAAAAAAAACAATGACAGGCGTTGCCAATGTAACTCCAACTGCGGGACAAGTTGGAAATTTCATGGGTAAAAATCTAGGTGCTGCTGCTGTCATTGGAGCAATGGATCTACTTCTTGATGGTGTGGATTATGTACTTGATCCTGCTAATAACAGCGTAATTTATAAGACAAAGCCAAATACCAACTGTGAGGATGGCTCTTCTTGTCCATCTCTACAATACGTTTACCAAAATAGTGGCAAATACTTTTCAACTGCTCAAGCTGCTGCACAGATAACCATTGATGCTTTAATTGCAGACGTTTCTACTAGGTCATATTCATTTAAATCAACTAATTGCCCCATTGTTTTAACTAGTCCTATTAATTGTTCTGTTATTTACAATGCTGATCATAATCAACCATATACCTATAACGTTTCTGTATCTGTTGTTATCAATCCTGCTTATGATCCTGCTAATACAGGCACTGATAACGGTACTAAAACTTTTCCCCTTGTAAATTTAGGATCACAAGTACTCGACAAAGCCGAAGAAGAGCTTCGTACAGGTAACCCCGCTGCCCCAATTGCAACACCTGTAACACAAGCTGCTGCAACTGCCGTAGTTGGTGAAGCTGCAACAGATGATGTTCAAGCACGTCCAATTGTCACAGAATTAGATAAATCTGCTGCAATCCCTACTACTGAGACTGCCGTAGGTGAAATTTCACCTCCAACAACTAATCCCGATACAGGTGAAGTCAACCCCGGCTCAATGTCTTTAGATTTTCCAGTTTTCTGTTCATGGGCACCGTCCATGTGTGTTCTTGCTGATAAAGTTCAGGAAGCAATTACAGATGCACGTGAATGGGTAAAAGAATCAGAAACAACAGACACAGAATTAGAGATTCCAGAACCTGAACAACAAGAAACAGATACAAACATTAATTTTAATGGTTCATGCCCTGCAAAAATTACCTTAGTAAATTTCAACTATCACAATAATCAACAAAATTGGGAAGTCGATTTTACAGAATGGTGTAGTGCTGTCACGACTTATATCAGACCGATTGTTATATCAATGGGTGCATTCTCTGCTGTTCTTATTGTTAGTGGAGTACGTATTAATGAGTAGTTTTTCCACACTTCTCTCTAGTTTACAAAAAGGCTTCTTAAAAAATGTCCTCACTGGTGCGGGTGTCACGCTGACAACTGCGGGCATAACTTTAACTGCTTTAAATACAGCGATTGATCAATTCAAAAATTCACTAGGAGACATGGCAACGACATTGGTTCAATTTGCAGGTCTTGCTGGCTTTGACGTTGCTTTTAGTTTGATCTTAGGCGCTATTACAGCACGTTATGTTCAAAATTCATCAAAATTATTCTTATCAAAAGCGACTCGGTGACGGAGCGAGGAGCTTCGACGAGCGACGGAATAAAGGAGCGTAAAAAATGCTTAACTGTGTTACTGGTGTGCCTGGTGCATCAAAAACCGCCTATGTAGTTACCCAATTATTAAATGTTGAACGAAAAAACAAAGTTAATTTAAAAAAGAATATTGTTATATTTGAGCATAACAAAGCATGTTTTGATAAATTTAAAGACGACTTTTCATATTATGAATATGATACTGGTTCAGGTCATGAATTAAAAAAACACCTTGAAGTTTTACCGCCTGAATATTTCTATATGTTGGGTCAAGACTATGACGATTTACGCCCCGATGATTATTATCTTCGCTCTGTTCGTTATAATGAAATTATTGAGCGTATCCGTGACCGTGGCGAATCTGAGAATTTTGAATTTTTTCAGCCTGTACGTACTATTTATTCAAACATTAAAGCCTTAAAAATTGATTATGTACGTAATTTAGTTATTGATTGGCGAACTTGCCCTGATGGTTCAATTATCGCAATTGATGAGGTGCAACTAGTACCGCCATATAATGATAACAAAAATAAGAACGATGAAATTGTTCAGGAATTGACAATACACCGTCACAGAGGTTTCGATTTTTGGTTCATCACCCAAAGCCCTAGTTATTTGCATCCTACGATTAAAGAGCTAATTAGTTGCCATTTGCATATCACACGTCCTTACTGGCGAACGCCAAAAGTCTACCAATTCGGTTCTTTGCGTGCTTATCCTAATACCTTAGTAAACAAACTGAATTGTGAATCTAAATTTTCTTTTAAGCCTGCTGATTCTATATTCAAGTTATATAAATCAACTTCAATTGATACCAGTAAAAAACGTACACCAAAAGGGCTAATCGGCTTTGCATTATTTATTATGTTTGGCGTTTTTGTTTTTGGTTATGGTGCTTCGGGTGGCCCGGGCTTTTTAGGTCATTTTTTCGGTTCAGATGAAAAGGAAGTTAAAACACAAACTTCCAATCATCAAAATGAAAATAAACAAGCTTCCGATCTACCCGCTACTCAATCAAATTTAGACCAAGATTGTCGTAAAGCTATCAATGTAGAAAAGCCTGAATGTGTGCAATGGTTCAATCAACTCTCCAGTGGCTCAAAAACCGTAAATCCATCTGTGCAAACTGTTTCATATAATCCGACTAGCCCTTATGACGATTTAAGCCAAAATTTGACTTATGAAATAACGTCTAAGCCTGTATTTTCAGGATGTGCCAAATTTAATGGTAAGTATTACGGATATACGGAACAAGGCACAAAGTTACCTGTTTCAAAATCTGACTGTGTAAAGCTTATTGAACATGGTGATCGTCCTTACAACTATTTCAAAACAGAACAATCCTATGAACAAGTTAAACAAGATTCTCCAGCTCCTGAACAACATCTTCAGGCTAATAGCCAACCTGAGACGATTCCTCAAGTAGACCCACAAGTTAAATCTGAACAAATTCCATTAGGAACAAAAGCACCGTCTAACATTACTGGAGCGCATTCGCTATGAGAAAACATGATGCCCATGTAAGAGAATATTTATGGAGAATGCGATTAAAGAGCCGTTATCCTTATCCTTGGTCTATAGCTACTTTTTTCTTTTTTATATTCTGCTTCTTAGCTATGGGTTTTTATTTTGGATATTCCTATGCATTTTTTGCAGATGATTTATTCAATTGCTTTAAATAGCAGAGGGGGCGGAGTGCCCCCGAACTGACGCTATTAAAATTTCAAAACTCCTTTCCCTGATTACAGCTCCCGTTTAAACTTTAAACCATAGTTACAGAGCGTCCGTAGGCGCGAACTGAGGGTATATGTTTAGTTGGAAAGAATTTTGGTATGGTGCAAAAACTATGCTGATAGTTATTGGGATTCCGTCTTTATGTGTTTGGATTTATTTTAATTTTATAAGGTAGGCGCTAATAACATGCCTCTAAGTATTTATGAATAGACATGTATATAGCACGATTACATACAGTAGAAATAAAGGTGTTTTACGCAAAGAAGACTATGTTTTTATGCGTGAATGCCTAGAAAAGCATTTAGAAAACATGCAGTTATCTAATGATGATTTAGCTCGAGAGATTGACACTTTAAAGGTGCTTTTTATCAAGTTAGACCACACAATAAACAGGCTGTAATGATGAACTAGCGGCTTATAACATGCGGGTTACGATTGACTAAATTTGAATCAAAATAGGTATAAATATGTTGTTTATTCAAGAGGCTGAGCAGATTTGGTTGTCTAAATTTGGACATATGAATTTGCCTTGTGATGATTCAGGGCATAAAGCTTTAGTGTCTAGGGTTGCGTGGGTAAATGGCTATGTATTTGCAAAGATAGATTTATCATTAGCTTTGGATAGGGAAATTCAGCAGCTAATTGAAAAAGAAAAGCTACATGGTGTTTATGACATTGAATTCAATAATGGTTGCTTGCATGGGAAGCGCTCACGGATTTCGGCATAA